TATGCGCAGTGAGCGCTTGGATCTTGTTGGCCGCGACAGCCTTGGTAAGAGCTTCCTGAAGCTCCTCGATGCGATCATCGTTCTTGGCTTCGAGCGCCTTACGGGCCGCACGTTCCTCAGTCAGCAAGCGAGCCTGCTCTGATTCCGACTCACGGGCCTCAGACAACACGGTGGCACGAGCAGAGGCAGCAGCAGCCTCGGCTACCTCCAACCGCTGCAACAGCACAGCCTTCTCTGCTTCCGCTTCTTCCCGAACCTTGGCCGTCACAGCTTCCTGTGCTTCGGCCTCGGCCCTCGCCTTAGCAGCGCGAGCCTGCGCAGCTTCAGCCAAGCGATCTGCTTCCGCTGTCTCAAGACGCTCCTTGGCCACAAGCTCGCCCTGGACGGCTTCAAGCTTTTCCTTGAGGTCGGTCAAGGAAGCGAAGGCTCCGAGATCACCCAGCGCTGCCCGGATGATTTCCGCGTTCACGTTGTCGCGAATCACGCGCTCAACGAAATACTTGTGACCAGTCGTGCGCGCCAGAGTCTCCAGCTTCACGCCGTCGTCCTCCAACTCACGGATCTTCAAATCGCGCGTTGCCACAGCGTTGCGCAAACGCACCAGTTCCGAATCCCGCTCCGCCAAGGTGGTCTCGATGTCGTCAGGGAGAATGAACGGGCGAAGCAGTTGCTTTACCCCTTCCAGGGCCGTCTTGGCACCAGCGATGGCAGGGTCCGCCAAAAGCTGAGCTTCGATTTCGCCACGAAGATCACTCTTGAGACGCTCAATCAACAACGGCAACTTCGAAGCGAACTCATGCCGCAGTTGATTCTCGACCCGTGCCGAAGCCGCTTCTTCAGCCGCTTGGAGAGCCTGCTCAAGCGAGAGCCCTTCGGGCAACTTGCCGTCAACCGATTCGAAGAAGGTCTTGGGGTACGCCGTTTGATCCGCAGGTTCAGCCACGAAGTCGAACGTACCGAGACGATAGTCCTCTTGGACTTCTTCCTGGCCTTGTTTGGTGGTCTTGGTCGAACCGGTTCCGCGCGAAGACACACCGACAGAGCAACCGCTCTTGAGCAATGCCTTCAGATCCTGCCCGCGACTGGTGTCCAGAATCTCCGCTTCCCCGATGACCGTACCGTCTTCCTGGACTTCCAGGCTGGTGATGACGTGGGAGACACGAGTCAGAAGCGTGCGGCCATCCGTGGGATGGTCCAACTCGCCAAAAACCTTGCGTGCTCCCAAGTCCTTCGACATGCGGCCAACTTCACGCTCGAACAGCGAACGCGAATAAACACGCCCGTTCTGCGTGGCCAAATCACACCGCGCAAACTCCCCGCGCACACGAACCTTGCCGGTACCGTCGCTACTCTCCACAACCTGGAGCTTGATCGGACGGTAATCGTTCAGTTCTTGAGTACGAACGATAACGCGGTCGGTAGGATTTGTAGATGTCGTCATCAGTACCTTTGCCAGCGAAACTTGCTTCTAAACGGGGTTCCTTGGATCGCAGAACGCGCTGTTTTCTTCGGAGATTTTCTCGTTCTGCGTTTCGCTGTATTTCCTTCGTACCCTACAACATCCAGTCGTCCGCTCCGGTAGGCCGTTTTCCGCAGGCGCGGTGCCTCTGCCAGCCTCAGTCGTTTCCCGCTGAACAGTCGTCGTAGATTTCGAGGTAGTGGAGCAAGTCCCGAACGTCTTCGTCGAATGCCAGGGACAGGTTGTCTTCGCTCTCGTCGATCTGGCCGTCACGAATCTTGAGGGCGGCATCGCCGTAGTCCTCGGCCATCTCGCGCAGGTCAGCCAACAACTCGTCACGAACCTCGTCCAAATCAGAGTCCTCCAGCGACTCGAACTTGGTGGCCAAGGTATCAGCCGTGAGAGCAAGCTGAGCGAAGGCGTGTGAGACCTTCTTGCGGGTGTCCGTGTCCAGGCTCTCGGTTACGGTCTTGCCTTTCAGGACGCGCTGCACATCGTCCAGAAGGTTCGCCACGCGGCCCATGCCGCCTGTGCTCTCGTGGTGCTTCGCCGCCAGCTTCGTCGCAAAACGCTTGGCCTTCGAGGTCTTCATCTTGCGGATGCGCTTGCGAACCGACTTCTTGCCCGCTGCCGAGCGACGCATCTTCTTGCCCTTGAGGCGATCTGCCGCGCTCGTCTTCTTGGTGCGCGTCAACTTGTAGGCACCGCTGGCCGTACGAGCAAAACGCTTGCGAATCCGCAGCGCTTCGTCGATCGGGTTGCCTTCAGCATCGACTTCGACATCTTCCATGTCGTCGTCGTCCATTTCCTCGTCGTCGTCCATTTCCTCGTCGTCGTCGCAATCCTCCGCCTTCGCCTTCGCCTTCTTGGCTTCGTCGATCACACGCGCTGTCGGCGCAACGAGCTTCAGATCCCGCTTCGGCAACAGCCCGATGGCTTCAAGGTCTTCAGCAAGAGTGGTCAGATTGTGGCTCATGGGATTCTCCTACACGCAGCAATCAACGAGAAATGGCAGTTTGAAGATACGAGCACAGCGCCCGGTACTTCGGCATAGATGCGGCTACCGCATCGCTAACACGTCCAAGCACAGCAGCGTCTTGCACTTGATGCTGAACATCATTCAGCATGCTTCGCACTTCAGCAAGATCGCTTTTGTAGTCCTCGACCAGATTTGTGTACGAAGCCTCAGAACGCTTGTCGTCCGGCAACAGCTTCAACACGCTTTCCAACGAGTTTACGGTCTGCCAGATCGTCTCCAGCTCCGTGACTTGCTCCCCGAACTCCGTGCGAACAAGTTCGTCGAAGCCAGCGATGTCGGATGGATTCATGGACCCATCATAGAGTTTTCCGAAGTGCGCCGTGCCTCGGTACACAGCCTGCTCGCTCTCCAGCACGACGTTCTTCCACGAACAGTCACGCCCAAGGAGAGTATCCACGCGCTTCGCCACATCCCGATAGGACAGAAGCTCCTTGGCCTCTCCCAGATACGGAACAAGCTGCGACGCATAAGCAACAGCGTCATCCAGACGATCTGTCAGAAGGGCATCGACCGCGCCGTACATGAAGTCTTCCGCAACCCTCTGACGAGGAACGCGCTGAACATACACAGGCTCTGACTTCCCCAAACTGAAAACAGCGTTGGGGCTCACGGTGTATTGGATCTTGTAGAGCTTCTGATCCGCTTCGACGATCACATGCGTGTCGAACGTGGCGATGATGCTGTGCTCAGCAACGACGCCTGTGCGATCAGATCCAACAAGACCAACCAACGCTTCCAACGTAATACGAGCCGTCTCCCGCGAACCAGCCATTACGCGGTTCCGCTCCGCAGCGGGGATCATAGGATCGAGAAGCATTGCAGGCGAAAAGCTACAGGTGTAGCCAAACACTGTCAACAGTTTTCTACGCTGCGAGCCTACGCGACTCGATATCTCGGATGTCTTCGAGCATGGCTTGCACCCTACGAAGGTGCTTCGACAGATCACGATCGTTGCTCAAGAGCTGATCCAATTTGCCCAGAGCCCGCTTCTCTGCGTCCCTGTTACCGCGATCCAACTCAGCCTGGGAGATCGCTCCCTGGTAACCGCGTTCCTTGGAACGCACTCGAACATTCTCCCGAAGCTGTTTCAGATTCTGAGCCGGGTCGAGGGCTTCTACTTCAGGAGCGATGGAAGCAGCCACCTTGTCTGCCTGGGCCTGGGCCTCGGCAGTACGCTTCACGTCACCCCCACGTTCCGCCAGAATCGTTTCGATCTCCTGGTCGGAAAACCCGAAAATGTTCTGCAACATCCAGCGTAAAGACACGAATTCCTGCATGCGGGCAGCCAGGTCCGCGCGCGCGTTGCGAACCTCAATCTGAGCAAGCTCGAAAATGGCGCTGGGGACCGTCATGTGTAGGTTGTACTCAACCTTTATAGGATCTGTACCCAAAGCAGCCAGATGTACCCGACACATCTGATCTAGCCCTGTTTTTAGGCACCTTTGTACCCGAAGGACAGACCGAGCGAACTGCACGTCTTGGGCCGAAAGGGTGGCCCTATTCACGTCTTGCTCTTGCCCCAGGTACGACTTGGGAACCTTGATGGCAGAGAATAGCTTGTCGCGGAAATACTCGATGTCATCCATGTGCTGCCACTGAGGGGCAGACACCACGTCGATGCGAGTCGAATCCCGGCCTTCGCGCGCAGGCACAAAGAAGTCTTCATCAGGCGCAGCCGCGTCAAATGACAGTTCCAGCTTGCCCGTCGTGGGATTCACAAACCGCTTCTTACGGTATTGTTGCCGTACCCGATTCACGTAAGCCAGGGCTTCTGCTGGGGGCAGGTCACCGACGTCCACGTAGAAGGCGTAGCGCTCGATGGCTTTCTGGAGCCGGAACAGAATCGCGGAATCCTCCAGCATCTTGAGACGCTTGAAAATCCACCGCGCTGGCTCCAACACGCTGAATCCGTAGGCACTGCGACGAACGGACCCACGGAGCCGAAAATGGACGACTTCCCAATCCTCAAAAGCCGTTTCCTCGGGAGCCACCATCACAGGGTGGTCACCACACGCGACGCGCCGTAGCGTGTCCCGCTGATCCAACAACATCTCGAAGTCCTCGACACCAAAACCAACCTTGCCGGTGTACGTCTGGATAAAGCCCAACAACGCTCCGTAGCAATCCTCGACACGCCGCACAGAAGCAGTCGGCAAGAAGTTCAGACCCACGACCCCTTCATCCGTGATCAATAGCTCCTCGAAGTCGTTGCCGTACATCACGAGCGTGCGAGCGATCTCCCAAACTTCTTCGTCGATGCGCAGCCGCTTGTGCAGCATGTCCATCAGCATCTTCTGGACATTCTCGTTCTTAGCTGTGACCCACACAGTCTTGTTTAGCTGCGAGTCAACCTGGGTAGAGTCGTCCGCGAAGATGTCCATTGCCGCCGCGAGTTCTGGGTATTGATTCATCTCCTCGTAGTCGCCGTACCGCGACAGCAAGTCCTGTTCGAGCATCGGCACGAATGCCGTGTCCCCGAAACCTTGGCCGTAGGAAAACCCAGACCCTGCCGACATGCCTCGGGCCGCCAGGTTACCTACAGCCAACTTGGACACCTGGACGTTCTTGTCCGACGTCCAAATCTGCGTGATCTTTTTAGCGGTATCGCTGAACCAACCCACTTTGCCGCCTATTCTGAATCGAAGCCGCCGCCAAGGAACGGGGGCAGTATGCCAGAACCACGGGCGGGCGTAACTCCCTCAATTGTCGAAACAGCACCGCTAGGACTCTGAAACCCCGGCCCGCGAGGCGTGATCGCGTCCATCCAAGGATCGGTAGCAACGTGTTGCGTCGTCAGCATGGGCAGCGGTTCCGAAACCATGTACTTCTGAAGCGAAAAGCACACACCAGCCATCGCGTCCGTCACGTCCTTCTCGCCCTTGGGCGGGTGATCGATCTTGCGCTTCTTCGCCCGTCGATCCTCCTGCAACAGCTCCAACTGCGCAATAGCAGGCTCGTACTCATAGTACAAAACCCGGCCTTCGTAGAGCGCCATCTTGAACGAATCGTAGGGTTCAGGCGTGGAATCCATCGACAGCAACTCCGAACTGTACCCCTGATTCTTGAACTGCTGGATGCTATCGGCAGATTGCCAGCTATCCAAGGTCACACGTCGAATCGAGTAACCGTGCGCCGTAAGGTCGTACACAATATGGCGTACGTCTGCCAAAATGATTTCACCTCCAGCAGGCGGAACAACTTTCAGCATCAAGTCTATGACGTAGATCGGTGCGCGTTCGAGGAACTGCCGTCCGTCCACGGCGCGACGAATGACGTCTTTCCATCCTCCAATGTGCGCCATGCAAAAGCCTGTGGCGTCTCCACGCAGCGACAAGTCGAGATGCACGTACCGAAAAGCCGTAGGGTTTAGAATGGGCCTAACAACGGGCTGCTCGATGTTGCCTGATATCCGCTCCATACGCGGGGCCACCATCAAATCCCAACGGAACTTGCCAGGGCGGGACGGATCCAACAGCAGGGTAGTGAAGGGGTGGACGCGCGTAGGATCAACAGCCTCCCGAATCTTCTCACGCCGCTGGATGAACGGATTGATCGAAACGGTGCTGAGCCCCGCCAAATCCCGGATGCTGCCCTCGATGTCCGATTCGAAGTCTGGACGGAAGTCCTCGGGGACATCGAGCAAGATCGTATTCTCGGGAAGAAAAGCTTGGAACTCCTTCTCCTCGCCCGCCAACAGAATGCGTGAGGGAACGGACTCGTTACCAACCAACACCCAAAACCGCTTGGAGTCGAAAAAGATGTCGGGTTTTACGTCCCAGTTGCTGTAATCCATCACGAATACGTGAGGATCGTGGGCGTACTCAATAATCTTGCGTTCCGTGAAGTCGCCACGGGCCGTCTTGGACGAACCGACGAATAGAATCCCAGGTAGTTTGCCTCCTCGGTCGAAACGAGACTTGATACGACGCCGGATGATGTCGTAAACGCGCTCCGCCATGTCCACAGGCGGGCCTATGCGCCCTAACGAGCTTTGATCGTAGTACCGACCGTAGAAATTAGCCTCGTCGATGAACGCTGCGAACGTGTTCAATCCGAGCGCACCTGAGTCTGTGGCGGCACGAGCAGCTACCCAGATGGCTGAAGGGAAGCGTAGCTCTTTCTTGGTGGCCCGAAACTGAAACTGCTTGTTGAAATACGGCGACAGCTTGACCTTCGCCGCGATGTTGTCGAACGCAACACGGATGGCCAGAGCTTCAGACACCGACATGCACGTAATAGCGATCGTGGAATCCGCCGACAGTCCGAACGACTTCTGCGGGTTCTTCATGCACGACAGTTCGTAGAGCACGCGACACAAGCCCGTGCTGGCGAAGAACGTCTTACCGTACCCGATGGCTCCGCAGAGGAACGCTTCGTAGTATTCGCCTCCGAACAGCTCGATCATCTTTTCTAACAGCTTCGGGTACATGCCTACGCACGACTCCCCTAAGAAGTACGGATCTTTCACAAACGTCTCGATGTCTACCGGCGTGGTTTTCCAGTCCGCCGACCCGAGAACATCGACCAGCCTGCGGGACGTTGTTGGAAGCGCAGTGCCTTTGGTGTCGTCCAGTTCATCCAGCATTAGCTGGAACACCTCGCGTTCAGACACGGATAGCTTCTCGTAATCCGCGCTGCAAAACGCCTCCAGTTCTTCCAGCGTGCGCTCGCTCCAACCCCGCCCTTTAGCAAAATGGATCACGGTTCAAGCATTTCCAAGGGGTCTATCAGCTCAGGCTCCCCTGAAATCTCTGCTACGGCAGGCGTCTCAGAATCCTCAGACTCTCCAACCATGTCGATGACATTTCCGCTGGTGTCTGCTGCGGCAGACGTTTGCTCCAGCTTCTCGCGCTCCTTCTGAACGATCATAAAGCGGTCAACAAGGCCCAACAGCTTTCGGCGCGACTGGGGACTGGAAAGCACCTCTTTGACGGATTCCTTGCCGTAGTTGGACACGACCTGAGCCAACCCTTCGGCATCCACGTCCACGGTTCCGAGTTGGCGCTTGACCAGGCCAAGGTCCATCTGCATTTCGGAATAAGCGTTTAGGATGTCCTTAGCCATTCGAATCTCCCCCGTCATGGTGGGGAGCAGCTTGTTCATGGTTGTTTCCATCGCGAGGTCGATGTTCACCCGCTTCATTTGGATCTGGAACAGGGCCTCCATCTCGGCCAGCACGTCCAACCCTTCAGCCACCTTCTTGGCCGCAGCCGTGAACACAGCAGGTAGAGATTTCTGAACCAGTATTCCTGGAGGCAGCTCCTTGCGATAATCACCCAGCGCCCAAAGAAGCGCGTCTTCGGTGATGTCTGTGGACTCGCCTTTGATATGCTGGATGTGCTTGGCTATCTCTCCCAAGGTCCATCCAGAGATCACCATCTCGTGGACCTCGTCGAAGCACGCAAGAGATTTTATGCGTTTGTGCTTGTTGTCAGCGGTTCGACTTACAGGCTTAACGCGATTGGTAGGTGTTGTCATACGTCAAGACCGCGCGGTCCCAGCAAGGGTCACTTTTCAGCCCAACTCGCCGCCCAGCCGCCATCCACTACGACTGGAACATTCGGCAAAAACTGCTGCATGCCATCTACCATACACTGTTTCACATCTAAATCGACCTGCTTGTTGAACTCAAGGTCACCGCTGGGGACTTCGGACACGATCTCATCGTGGACCATATTGACCAGGCGCACCTGAGATCCGTAGGGCTTGAGCTTATTGTAGACGAGGCGGAGCGACGCCTTCAACCCGTCCGCCCCCGTGCCCTGCACAGGCGTATTCGCCCATTCAGAGTGCTTATCGCGAGGCAGGTACCGGATACGCCCACTCAACGTCCGGGTGTAGCCCGTGTTCTTGTTCCCGTCGCTGAACACGCGACGGTGCCACCGCTTCAAGCCACCGTAGCTGTTGAAGAACTTGTTTCGGAACTCATGGGCCTCGGACAAGTCCATCGAAACGCCGTAGTTGGTCTGAGCGTAGGCAGCCAACTTTTCCGCGCCCATCCCGTACAGCAATCCGAAATTACCAGCCTTTGCGGGCTGGCGCATGGCCTTCGTCACTTCCTCGATCGTGCAGTCGTTCAACAGCGACGCGGTCAGAATATGCAAATCAAGCCCCTGAAGGTAGGCCCGTAGCATGGTCACGTCTTTGGCTATTTCAGCCGCGATGCGTAGCTCAATCTGGCTGTAATCCCAGATCCCCAACTGCATGCCTGCAACCGCACAAAAGCAATTGCGGAACGCCGCCAAGCGAGGAATCTGCTGAAGGTTTGGTTTCGAACTACTGTACCTACCGGCGTCCGTGAACGGGTAGAAGGACGTGTGGATGCGACCGGTCTTAGGATCAATGTGGTCCAGGAAGTCAGGACCAAACGACTCGCACAGCTTCTTGATCTTCTTGTACTCGATCAGCTTTATGAGAATCGCTCGAACATTCTTGTCTCGTATTTTAGGGATCAACAGCCCGAGCACGTCTTTGTTTGTGCTGGTTACGTCTATGCCCAGACGGGCTAGCGACTTCTGAAGCTGCTGGGTAGAGCCAATGTTGAACCCGCCGCCGTCCTCGATGCCGAGCAACGACATCTGTCCTTCCGGGTGCGGCAGCTCCTCAGAAAGCTCGCGACGCAATCGCTTGGCCGTGATCTTATTCTGCTCGTACAGCGCCAGCCAGCGCTCGCGATCCAGATAAAACCCGTTGTTCTCGATGGACGACTCAGGCAGCACAGCGCCGAACTCAATCAGCGCTGCTCGATTCAACCCATACTTAGTTAGCGCCACTTTCAACGTGTCGCGCAACGGCAGTAGGTACTCAGTGTCGTCGGCTGAATACTGAAGCTGCTCTTGGCTCAGTTCGCCTTTCCAGCCAGACCCCGCCAGATCCAAACCCGGTTTGACGTCCAGTTCGCGCGCCTGGATGGAGAACAAGTCGTGAGATAGATCCTTCCCGTTGTAGATCAAGTTGCTCGCACGGTACGGGTCGAAGATGGGCCACATCTCCCCTTCGGCTCCGTACTTGTGGAGGAACCAGCGCTGCTCGAACTTAGCGTTTTGGATGACCTTGACGGTCTTGGATTTTGGGTCGGTGAGCGCGCGCACCACCGCCTCTGGGTGACCTGTCTGGAACAGATCAACCACGAAGTGATGCGCAGCCGTCTTGAGCGAGAACAGCCGGATGTCCCCGTCCCAAGGACGCAAGGACGTAGTCTCGATATCGAAGCTGACAGCTTCGGCACGATCTATAGCGTTGGCGACCTCGCCAATACGATCTTGGCTAGTAACTAGCTCGAATGGCACAAGCCTCCGTTACGCGGCTTGATTCACACCACGGCGCGTCAACTTGTAGCGACCGCGCTCCAGCTTCTGGACGAAGTTGCCGCGAACCAACCGGCGCAGCGCGTTGCGTGTCCAACTGTTGGCTTGCTTGCTGTCCGTGGCCGCCCGCGAGAACACCTTGGCCAAATCCTCGATGCTCAGCACCGTACCGGACTCGTTCTCGGCCATCTTGTCCACGAGCTTCTTCTCGTTGGCGTTGAGCTTTTCGTACTCCAAGCCTTCGAGCTTCGGGCCGCTCTGACCCGAATGAGCAGCGGCCTTCTTTTCCTTCGCCGCCTTCTTCTCCTTCACGACCTTCGGAGACGAGCGCTTCTTGCCCGTCTTCTTAGGCTTCTTCTCCTTGACGACCTTCACCGCAGGGGCCTTGGCAACCGGAGCCGCAGTCTCAACTTGCGCCTCCAATGCCTGGGCATCAGCAGCCAGCTTCGCTTGGGCTTCTCGGATTTTCTTCAGCGACGCCGCCACTTTGGCCTGCGCTGCTGTACTCAGGGTCTTCTTCGTCTGCACCATAAATTCCTCCGTTCAGATCACACTATCTCGACAATACACCACAAAAGGCGTAAGTCAAGATCGGGATCTGAAATAGCAAGTACGCCTGGAACTGTAGCTACGAGGCTACAGAAACCAAGCGCGCAGTTCTAGCAGGATAACCCACAGCAGCATACCGAACCAATCGTTCAGTACCAGGAGGGTCACCAGTCTCGTAGCAAACTCAGAGCAGTTCGCCCGTGATTTCGTCGTCGTGGTCCCACGGCGCGATCCACTTCGCGTCCTCGTGCAACATCAAGCCTTCGAAGCGAGTCGCCTCCGAGTCGAACTGGTTCATCATTTCGACCGCACGGCGCATGACGCCTTGGACACGACCGAACACGGCTTCGCTGACCATGTCCCGGAAGTCCAAGCCTGCGGAGATAACCGGCTCACGTTTTTCCTCGGGGCAGCCGTCCATGACGCACGACTTCATCAGGTTCGTGACCTTGGCCCCGGACTCCAGCATCTTGCCCATCGCGGTGCCCAGATTGTCCGCGCCCTTGCTCATGTCGATGGCAAGCTGATCGGGATCCATACCCGAGATGTTCTTGGACTTCTTGGTGCCCTTGCCGCTGCGCCGGGTTGAGATTTCCCAGAGCTTCGCCGCAACGTACATGGCCTCGCGACCATTCCGAAAGTCGTTGTAGAACTCCTGGCTGATGCCCTGCACCTTCTGGATGGTGCCTCGCACGTCCACCAGATACGCGCGCTTGCGCTGACCCTCCTCTGCCATGACCTTCTCGGTCATCAGAGCAACGTGCTGCACGCCTTCCAAAAGGTCGTCTCCGATCTTGGTGCAGCCCTTCCAGAACTTGATGGTCTGCTCAAGCGCCTGAGACGCTTCGTCGGTCATATCCGACTCGTTTACCTGGACACCACCGAGTGTACGCATGGTTCGAATGGCGCGAGCAAGTTCTGAAGACATGGGACAGTTACCTCGTTGCGTTGTGGATCACGTCCGCGAGAGTTTCACACTTGCTGGCGCAAATAACAAGTTCTCCCGACAGCTGTTGGTAGCACTCGACTCGTTTGTCCTGGGACGCCGGAAAGTCCTCGGCAGGGATCCCAGGCATCGAGGGGTAACCTGGAGCGCCGCTCTCCCCTTTGAGTACGGCGATCCAGGCCCCAACGAGCGCCTGCACGCTCTCCAACTCCGAAACCATCAACTGCCTGGAGATCATTCCTGCGGTTCCGCTGGCTTCTCCCCAGCCAACGCCGCCAGAGTGGCAATACCATACACCACATCTGATGGATCGCGTGCATCCACGGCCACGATGCGGACCCCGAGCAAGCGCTCGATCTTGGACAGGTACGTGCTGCGCGACTGTGCCTGGTGCGTCTGGGCACTGAAGTCGTTGGTCGCCAGAAAGTCGATGCAGATCAAGTCCAGGTTGTAACCCTTCTTCGACGACTTGGTCAGTTCACCCGACCGAGCCAATGCCGTGAGCACGTTCAGCTGCTGAGCAGGCGCGAGCATGAACGTCTCGACCTTCAGTTCACCAACACCAAAGAGGTCAGCATCGGCCTCTGCCTGCGTCGGGGGTGCAGCGGTTCCGCCGAAACCGTCGTCCGTAGAAGCGCCTTCCTGGGGAGCTTCACCGCCACCAAGGCCAACCGCATGCGGGAACGGGGTGCCCTCATCCGATTCTTCGCCGGTTCCCAGCTGTTCTTCGAGCTTGGTC